GGACACGTAATAGCAGATTGCACAAAATTTTCTTCCCCAACGGTCAAAATTTTGTGCAAAATGCCAATAGACACAATATATAGTAGTTAGGCATTGCTAATAGACACAATATATAGTAGTTAGGCAATGCTAACCTATCTATTAAGAAAATCCCTCCCTCTGCACTCGGTAGGGTAGGGGAGTACAGCAATTTTTACAATGTAAATAGCAACATATACAATTTAATGTCAATAGACACAACATATAGTACCCACACCCCTTAGGGTAGGGGAGTGGGCACTATATGCAGAGTATTTAGTTAGTGCTTGCCGGGTATACGTTGGTTGCCTGGTTGTTGCTGCCCGTTTTGACCAGCAGATTGTTGCTACCTACGGTAGACACATTGCACCATTGGCAATAGGACGCATCCCCTGTGACGTTGATGCTGCCCGTCTGCGTGTTGCGGGCATTGCAAACAGCAATTCGAGCACCACCCGTCACCGCGATGAAATACGTAGAAGGGCCGTCGAGTATCGCATTTGTCAACACAACGTCGTATGCGTTGTTGAGTGATATGAAGTCGTACGTAGACGTGGCAGAGGACCCGGCAACGCCCGTAATCGTCAAACGGCAGTAGCCTGTTACGAGAATGCACCGGTATGTTGCCCCAGCTCCTACACAACCAATATCGGTAATCTGTGCGTCCTCATTGGCACCGGACCCCGCCAGATACACTAGATTGTCAATCAGGTGATCGGCAAAAATACGGTTGATGTAAACGTGCCGACTGAATCCAGTGCCGTGCGTGTAGTAGATAACGTTATTCCACGGCCCAACGCAAAGCCAATCTTCAAACCATCTGTCACCGGTCTGGTCGTCTCCTGTGGTGTCGGACAAAACAACCGCTTTAGAGATACCTTCCGAGAAATTGTTTACAACGATATGCTGTAATTTCAGGCCCGTGTTGCCCCCGTTGTTAAACTTGTTGAATACGGTGACATTTACCGAGCCGTTTGTGCTGTACTCGAAATTCTTGATAAGCATACCGTTGTTGTTGGCGAAATCTACTGCCGTTGTGAACCCGTGTACGCTGCAATCTTCCAGAGTGAAGAACCGCGCCCACTGCACTTTAAATGCCACACTGGCGGCAGTAGCGGGATTTTTCAACCCCACCGTTACGCCCTTGAAAGTCACATTTTCAAGGGTGCCGCCATAGTCAACATTGCTGTCTTGCGCTCCCACGATAGAAAACGCAGGGTTGACGGCATTGCTGAAAATGAAATAAGGAATCAGCACGGCACGGGGTCGGGATGCGGCACCGATAACGGTGGTATCCCTCTTAACGGTGATTGTCTCAGTGCAATAATACTGTCCAGTCAGGATAATGGGTTTATTGGCGGTAGCGGCATTAAAAGCGGCCTGTACTGCTGCTGTGTCATCCGTAGAGCCATCACCCTTTGCGCCGTACATTTCGGGGGTAGTGAACACCTCCAACCCGACGGTAGATTTTTTCAGGTCGTCGATGGCCTCTTTTCGGGCCGTTGTCTCTGCGCCAATAGCCGTCTCAAGCTGGGCGTCGGCGTTCTTCCGAGCCGTTGTCTCTGCGCCAATAGCCGTCTCAAGCTGGGCGTCGGCGTTCTCCCGAGCCGTTGTTTCCGTGTCAATAGCCGTTTGTAGCTGTGTGTCGGCGTTCTCCCGGGCCGTTTTCTCTGCGCTCAAGCCCTCATTAAATGCGGTGATAAGGTAGTGCAGAACTTCATTTGTGGAGCTGCTGACGCAGTTGGAGCCGGGCACGTAAGCATCACCGGCGATCATTTCTCTTGTGACACGTACCAGCGCCCCGTTTACCCAGACAAGATCGTTGACTGCTCTATCTGCTGTCGCGGTGGGGCTGTGCCCCTCATCGTTGGGAGTGATGGCTTTTTTCACATCGGCCCAAAGTTCATCAAAATTGCCAATTTTGGTCCAGAACTCGGTACGGTCTAGAGAAACACCGGACGGTACCGGCTGCACGGAAAGATAGGCGTTGCCGTTGCTGTCCACAACAACGGTGTTTGCTTCATACTGGCTTGTGATGTCCCACTGAATCGGGTTTGCGTATTTGATCGTGGCCAAACTGACAAAATTTGTCAGTTTGGTGTTGAATTCGTTCAGCTCGTCCATAAGCCAATCAAGATTGAGATCATGGAAATTGGTGTATGGTGCTCTGTGAATAGGATTGATACTCATAAATCACATCTCCTTAATATACCAGCAAACAAAAGTTTGCCCGGATGTCCGTGACGATTTTATGAACGGCGTTCTCCATTGCAAGGGTCAACTCTTTGGCAATAAGGTCTTGCGGGTCCCGTCCTGCCCGGCCCTTCTCTGTCACGGTGTCGTTGTAGCCGTCGTGCAACTCCGAAGTATTGTTATCGGTGGTGGTCTGATCGGTGGTGGTCGTGTCCGTGCCGCTGCTGGTAATGGTGTTTCCAGTTCCAAGGGCCGTAGTGCTCTTTTCAGCGGTTTGCAATGTTCCGCTGTCAAACCCCGTAACGTCCCGGGTGGTGCTGTCACTGCCGGTATTCTGGCCGGTGGTGGTCAGGTTGGGCGCTCGTGTAGTTGTTCCCTTCACGCCGTTTGTGCGGTTGATCGTGCCGCCGCTGGTTCCTGCATGGTCGGCGGTTCTGGTTCGGTCATCGGATGCCAAAGCATCGTATTTAAGGCCCAGCGCCTCGGCGTACCGGGTCCAGCTAGGAAGCATGGTTTCAGAATAGACGCCCAGCGCCCTGCGCATAGTGGGGCCATCCGCGTACAACACCTCCAATTCCAGCGTATCAAACAGTAATTGATTGCAAACAGTTTCTTTAGATACACTGTCAGGGACTTTCAAGTCGTCAAACAGTTTCGGGTATCTTGCCAACAGGCCGTTAAAGCTCAATGTTGCGTGCATTGTTGTTCACCTCCTGCTTCCCGGTATCGGGCGGAAAACGCCAATCGACCCATAGCTGTGCTTTGTCAATTCCAAAGAGCTTGTGGACCCGCTCACACCCATGCTGCAAGCTATCCAACCATAGCGACGCTTTAGCGGCAGTCTCGACGTTGTTAGAATTGACTTCATCGGTCAGCATCCGCTCTTTCTTGCTGGTATTTGTATTGGGGATGCCCACTTCAGTATCGAACAGGGCTTTAATGGTTTTAAGGGCTGTGAGCAGTTCGTTTGTGATGAAGTTCCCTTTGAGGTCAGTTGCGAAATACATCCAGGGGGCTTGCCCGGATGCCCCATTTTTGGGCGCTTTGAGCAAAGAGGAATCCACAAAAACGGCGGGGTCGCCCTGCATGATCTGGTCGAACATCTTTTTAAAAGATTCTGCACCGGCCTTGTTACCAGAGGCAAACACATACGCCAACCGGCTGTTAATTAAATTGCTTTGGATGGTCTGGGCAGCAAGGGCCATCATATCCCCATAATAGGCCACAATATCCACCATACCGCGGTAATCGGGCTGCAAATTGATGATCTCGCACTGCTTCCCGATTTGCAAATAGGGGGACCCTTTGATAAAAGGGTTTGCAATGATGGAGTGTGTGGGATTATAGAAAATGTTGATGCCGGTCAATCCCATTCGGTCATATACGAGGCCGTAGCGGTCAGTATTGAACACCGTAACACCGCCGGACCCGAAAACAAGATATTGCAAGCGGTTACTGGGCCATGTGTCGGGGAGCGTCCAGCGAACCATAGATACCGCTTCAAGAAAGAGGTACTTGCGGAAATAGTAGGATAAGCTGTTACCCTTGGTGTTCATCACGGAGGGAGTAACCGGCGACACATGAGCGTTAATCTGCTCATAGCTGTAGGGTGCGCTCATAACAGACAGCCCCCTTTTGCCATTTTAAACAGTAACCAAATCGGCAACTTGCCGGTAGGCCACGGACCCGGGCCGGGACCCGGCCCGGGACCCGGCCCGGGACCCGGCCCGGGACCCGGCCCGGGGTCAGGGCCTCCGCCGGAGTCCCATTCTACTTCCCATGTGCCAACCTGATTCGGGATTCTGATAATGGTGGACGGGTCCCTCAGGTTTCCGGCGGCATCGGCGTACTCCCAATGCGTGTGAATGCCCGTTGCGTTGCCGGTTTTGCCCTGCGTGCCGATAAACTGACCCTTGGAAATAGTGTCGCCCACGTTCCAAATTTGCGAGGCAAAGTGCGCGGCTCGCCAGGTGGTGCCGTCGGCCATCCGTACTTTGATCATGTTTCCCCACGACTGATCGCCCGAGGTGCTGCCGTTCCAGTGCTGCGCCACGACCACAACGCCCGCCTCGGGCGCGTAGGCTTTATGATTGCCGTGAACCGTGTCAATGCCCCTGTGGGGGCTTCCGTCCGAGTACGCCGGATAACCGGCGGTCACTCTGATTGGCGACACGTCAGTAATACACTGTTTATATACTGCCATTGTTTACGCCTCCTACTCTAAAAAGAATCCATTTTTCATATAGCTTTTGACGCTGTCAATCTCAGCGGCTGTTGCGGGCAACGCAATATCGGGGTCGTCTACCATCATGAAACCCGGGATACTGAACAGCTGCACTTTCTGACACAGGGGCCGTCCGTGGTCCTCGTTGTTGTCGTCGACCAGATCATAAAACGCACCTGTCAAATATGGCGTAATGCCATATTTTGCAACACTGGCCCCTCCGCCTTTTGATTGACTCGAAACGGTCATTTGCTGGGCACCGGAGGCAATACCGTTTATAACATCGCCCCCGCCGAAAAAGGACTCGATACCGCCTGCAACAGCACCCACCGCGGTTTGAATCAGCCCACCCAAACTTGCTAATTCATTTACATTGGTTGTGATCTGCGCCAATTGCACAGGTACCGAGACGTTGCCCGACGTGGAAAAGAAGATAGTATTGAAATCTTTATTAAATGACAAGTCCAGTATTGCATCGCCGGTACGGTAATCGACAGTTAATCTACAATACAACGTGCTTTGCAACACAAACAGGTTTGCATTTAATTTGATTTCCCCAAAAGGCGGACAATACAGCGTATACTCGGAATAGGGTGCCCCGTCTGTATAAACGCCCCTTGTAATGTGCTGCGGATGATGGGGGGTCGAGATGCTGAACGTAAAAACGTTCTTATCGTTGTTGTTCTGAATAACGTAGGCATTCCCAATATTCTGCATTTTCCACCACCCAACGGGGATTTCATGGATGGGGGTACCGATAGCGGTATTGCCACAAGGGATCCAGAACGCTTTAGAAATGTACTGAATAGGATTGAAAAGCGCTTTAGTCAAGTTACTGCTGATCTCGTCAGCGCTAATATTCAGATAATCAGTATTTTGCAAAAGAGCCGCCATAAGCTTTTGAAACGTGGTGCCACTCATTGCAAGATAAATTGCGCCACCAAATGACACATACCCCGGGGCATTGACGGCCACAACAAAAAATCCTTGACTGCTGCTTTCCGGGTCATCCGTGAACGGCGTTGAATTTGTATAAATGGTCCTTGTGGTGATCGTTGCTTTGGTGGGATACAAATTATCTGCAATTTTCGGGTCAAACTTTGCCGACGATCTAACCACATACTCGGTAGAGTACCCGATCTCGTCGCGGTAGCTTGCCAGCGTATCAACAGTTAGAGAGGCATTCCAGAGACCGTCGACATACGTCCAATTTTTAACCCAGTAATACCGGCTGAATGTGGGAAGGTAGCAATAATTGTACCCGGTGGGGTCGCTTTGTGTTGCAATCTTGATCTCGGGGTCAATGATGTTGCAAGGGGCTTTAAGGTCAATTCCAAACTCCTGCCCACCGCTGGGCCGCTTTGTGCTGTTTGTGCGCTTTGCAAACTGATAAAAGGTAGCTTGCATTTTGCACCTCCTATAAAATAACCGGCGGGCAGATGCCCGCCGGTGCCGGTCAGGACTTCGAAGGGTCGACGTCCTTGTAGGTGGTGGTTTCCAGGGTGGAGGCTCTAGCTGCGCTGTCCGTGCCGGGCTTTATGACGTCTCCTTTGGTCATCAGGAACAAAACGGCGTTCTCGGTGAAGTCATCATACCACGACCACCCGTAGTGATACCAAAAATTCGTGTACAGGCCCCGGGCGTTCATGGGGGTAGGGACCACGCGGGACAGCTTCGGAGTGTATCCGATGGCATCCCAGTCCAGCAGGCATCCGAACACATTGGTGAGCTTCACCGCGTCACGCTTGTAGGCTTTGCCGGTTGTGTTGGTCACGATAGGTGTTGCAGAAATGGTTTCGCGCTCGTCGATGTTCTGCCAGAACGTGACCTGTTCGGCATCGCGGTATTTCAGCATATTATCGTGGAACACCTCGGGAATCACGCGGGCGTCGATCTGGCTCTGCGTACCGCTGTACAGATAGAGGTGCTGACGATCATACGGGGTGTGGCGCATGATGTTGTACGTCGTGCTGCCGATCTGCCAGTTCTGATGCCAGTTGATGGAACGCTCTTTCATCAGGCGGGAAATGTCGTTGATACGGCCATATGCGTATTTTGCGAATCCCGGGAAGTTCGCTTCCTTATACACGTCCTGCACGGTCAGGCTCGTGCCCTGCTGGTCGTTGTACTCGTCGAGCAGATAGACGACACTGTTGGGGCTTGTCGCCGTCATGCCGGTTAGATGATTCGCCATCAGGTTGTTGGCCAGGTTACGGCGGTCTGCCTCGATCTGGTTAGACAAATGCAGCACAAACGAGGACCAGAACTGCGCCAGTTCCTCGGGGCCTTTGAAGGCCGCTTCCATCTGGGTATCAGCCTGTGTGTACACGCGGCTGTAATTGGTCTGGCCATAGTAGTTAGACTGAAGGACTTTAGGCTTGTGGACTTCGTACATATCCACGCTCTGACCTTCCGTAAGTGCCCACGCCTTGTCGGTGACGGGGTCAGTGTCGCAAAAATTGATCTTCCTCACATGGTTCGACCAGTCGTCACCCGTGACCTGCAAGCGCTTCAGGGGCGCGTCATAGGGGCGGACGGCAAAGATGGTGCGGCCCAGCACCTGGCTGATCGCTTTGGTGTAGTTGTCGGGGCCGGTCAGCAACGTGGCCTGTGCCACAGAAACGAAACTAGACGTGTCCACGATGGGCGACGCCGGCGTCTGCCCGGTGGCCAGTTTGTTGATCTCTGTCAAAATTGAGGCAATGTCCGCAAAATCCATACCAAGAGGCATATTACTTCACTTCCTTTCCATAAGTCGGGTCGATGATTCGGGCCGTCACCGTTGCGGCATCTGCCGCCGGCTGCTGCTGGATGCCAAGGCCCAGAGCGTTTGCCTGCAACGTCTGGGTCATAGTCTGCATTGCCTGGGCGCTGGTCTGCTGGCCCTGCAAAATCTCCCGCAACAGGGTTTCGAGGCCGTCATACTGCGGCGCGGGCTGCGGCGC